GCTGGGCCGCCTGCTGGCGTTTCAGCAGCTCCCGCTCGTCGCGGGTGTAGCCGGTAGCGAGACGGTAGAGCACGTCGAGACCGACCGGGTCGCTCATGCTCAAGGTAGTCATCGTGCCGCCTCCAGCTGCCGCAGCATCTCGGCTTCATCTTCGGGGACCATCGGGCTGGAAGGGCGCATGCGTGCTTGCAGCTTGGCGATGTTGGCCGCTTCAGTCTCATCCCGGGGCTCGGTGAGCCCGGCGAACAGTGTCGCCGGAGCAGCGCCGGCAGCGAACCAACCGGGGAATGCCTCGCGGAGGCGCTCCTCGGTCCACCGTCCGCCGCGCCGCGGGTGGTTGGTCAGATCCTTCCGACCCATCTCCAGCAGGATCTCGTCCACCTCGTCGTCGGACAGCAGGCGGGTGTGCGTGATGCGATCGGAGATGATCCAGGGGTCGCCGCCGCGTTTGCCCTTGTTCGAGGGATCGTAGCGGTAGAACCCGTTCTCCGGGACCAGCGTGCCGGCGATGTCGGCCAGCTCCTCCGGCTTTGCGTTACGCCCGAGGGAGTTCTCCACCGAGTCAACGAATCGCGTGTAGTCGTAACCCTCCGGAATATCCACCTCAGCCCAGACCATGGTGTCTGGCTGGATGAGCTTCTGACCTAGTGCCGAGGAGTCGAGCCCCAGCTGCTCGATGTCCTCTGGTCCGACCTTCACATCGAACTGGCGAGCATAGGGCACCTCACCGGAATGCCAGCCATACCTCGGAGCGATGCCGGCCGCTGCCGCTTTCTCCGGGAAATACTCGGCCTGATACTCCCGCCCGGGCTCGATGAACCGCTTGCCTTTCACGTCCTTGATCATCGCCGGGTAGAGTTCATCCGGCCGCGCCTTGGACGCCTGGCGCAGTGACCGGTACGCCTTCTTGCCGCTAATCAGGGCCTCGCGGGCCGCCTCCAGGGCGTGGAGAGGGTTCACCGCTGCGCTCCCTGCCGGCGGGCCTTGAGCATCTCGATCTCCCCGCGGGTGAGCGCCTCTCCTGCCTTGAGCTTGCGATCGGCCTCGGCCTGCAGGGTGTCGATGTCCCGTTGCGCCTCCTTCTGATCCCACTCGCCCTGAGCGATGGCCAGGTCTTTGCGGTGCCCGAACATCTTCTCCGCCTGCTGGAGCATCGACTCCATGCGCTTGGCCTGCAACTCCATCTGCTGAAGCTGCGCCTTGGTCTGGTCAGCCATCTGCTGGGCCTGCAGCTTGGCCTCCGCCTTGACCTTCTCGATGTCGGTCATGAGGCTATATTGGAACTGCATCGTCTGCTGTTCCTTCTGCTGCATCATCTGCTGCTGCTGCTGGGCTGCCTGCTGGGCCGCCTGCTGGGCCTGCTGGGCCTGCGGGCTGTTCGGGTCCACGTAGTACAGCTCCGGCTGCTGGAGGCCGGCGAGGCGCAGCATATCGACCCGGGCGCGGTAGGTAGAGGCCTGGTCAGACATGACTCCAGTCATCCCGGTTTGCTGGTCCATGCCGTGGTGCTGGAGCACTTGCCCGAGAGCGTTCATCCGCATCGAGCGCTCGCCGACCGACATACCCATGGAGACCGTCAGCGCCTCACGGGGCGTCCACTGGGTCGGCATGGTGCGGTCCCAGCCCGCGGACCCCGGGACGGCCATCGGACTGGTCCTGTAGGCACGCAGCAAGGCGTGCAGCTTGCGGTAGATCGGCTTCACCAGCGTCTCGACCAGCGACTTGGCGACCATCGCGTTGAGCTGCTCGGTCGCCGCCATCAGCCGCTCCAGCGACCAGTCACCGCCCTGCCCCAGGGCCTGCGCGCTCGCCGTCTGGTCGATCGCGCCGCCGCCCTGGTCCTTCCGGACCTCGTCCAGGTACTGGAGCAGAGAGAACACGGTGGGAGGCAGCTGGGTCTCGGGGACTGGGACCAGCCCTTGAGGCGTCTTCATCCGGATGACGCCACCAACCATGGAGTCGAACAGATCGTCGGGGTTGGCGTCGCCCTCCACCGCGCCGATGCGTTGGCGCATGTTGCGCTTGGTCGTGTTGACGGCATCGCGCAGCAGCGAGGTCTTCAGTTCCTGGATGTCGCGCAGTCGGTCGAAGAGCGAGATACCATCCCAGCTGCCGATGCCCAGGTAGCCGACACCAAGGACGAAGGGCTGCTCGCCCCAAGGCTCCCAGTGCAGCAGCTCGTCGGTGCCCTCCATGCCGCCGGCGGTGATGATGCGCAGTGTCTCGGCAATGCCGTCGCCGTCCCAGTCGATTTTGTAGTAGCCCTCGACCGCCATGACCTCTTCAGTCGAGATGTGGGCCGAGCCCGTGCTGTCAGCCTCGACGAATTCGGTCAAGGCCTCGACCTGCTCCCGGTCCATGCCCAGCTCGATCAGCTCGGAGCGGGAGACGGTCTTCTGATGTCCGACCAGCCTGGCCTCATTGGGCTCTGGCTCGTCCATCTCGTCGGAGATCAGGAACTCATTGCGGGGCACATAGTCGATCCGGGGCTTGCCGCGGGTCCGGGTCCGGCGGAGGCGGCCGCCCTTGCCCTCCTCGTCCGGCTGCTGAATGACCTCGACCGTCTCGTCGGGACCGCTGGGGGATAGCACCTGAGGAAGCATCTGCTCGGGGATGCCGTCCAGGGACTCGTAGGCGACGCTGGCACGCTCCTCCCACCAGACCTTGGCAATGCCTGCCCGGCGCAGCATCGCGTCCATAACGGCCTGCTGGAGGCTCATATAGATGCCCGAGGACTGAGCCGTATGGTTGACGGCCCGGGTCTCGACCATGGCCTGGGGCTCGTCGGTCTCATCCATCGGCTGGAACTCCACCGGGCTCTGCCCGGTGAATGCCGGCATCATCTCGGCGAGCACCGCATAGACCGCAGACTGCACGTCCAGGCTGACGGCCGTGGACATGCCGATATCGGCCAGCTCCTTGCAAAGCTGCTCATCTGCCGCGACCGCGGGCGCCCGCCCATAGAAGTAATCCAGGGCCAGCTCGTCATCCTTCAGTTTCTCATCCCGCTCCCTGATCGCGCTGTTGACTTCCTCGGCGAAGGCGGAGAGCAGCTCCTCCTCAGTCATCGGAGGCTCAACGTCTTCGGGCTCCTCCTCCGGCTCCGAATCGAGGGTTGATTCGGCCTCCGCCTCCGCCATAAGCAGTGCCCGCTCTAGGTCCGAGCGTTGTTGTAGCCGTCCGGAGACCGCTGCCCCGAGCCCCCGACCAGGTATGGGAGTCGCCGCCATAATCGTTGCTCCACAGGTTGAGCGCTTGGCTCAGAATTCGAAAGGCATCAGCCCCGTGCGATGCCCAGTCATGCACCGGCCGCGGTTTGGGTGTGCGCAGCTTCTCGTCCATTTCCACCCGGTAAGCGCCCAGCGCCACCAGCCCATCAGCACAGCGGTCCTCGTCGAACCAGCAGCGGTTGATGAATGATCGCACCATCTGCACGTCACCCATCAAGTTCGTCGTCCTCGGCATCACCCGACTGCGCACGATGCCCGCCTTTGTCAGGTGATCCTGATAGCTGACCAGCGAGCCCAGCTCGCGGGTGCCGGCGTCGTGAGGCAGGTACGCCTCCCCGGTGTCATAGCCGTGATCCCGGACCCACTGCGCATAGTGCGCGGCCCGCTCGCCCCGGTCCTCATAATAGTCGATCAGGCGAATTTCATGACCGATCGGCTGGGCTACCCAGATGGCCGTAGAGTCGTCGATGCCTAGATCCCAGCCCGTGTAGATCGGGGCGTCAGCCTCGACCGGGATGCGGCACACACGGCCCTCCAGGCGCGCCCGGGACAGCTCGTTGGCATAGTACGCGCCCTCCCCGACCTGCTGGTAGCCGCCCATCCAGATGTGCTCGTACAGCTCGATGTCCCGCCGCATGTCGCGCTCCATGTCCGCGCGCAGGTCCGGAGGGAAGTGAGGATTGTCGTGCCAATTGGCCTGGACCAGGATGGAATTGACCGGCGGATGCGGCCCGCGGAATAGCTCGTCCACCGGGTCGAACTGGTATCTCGGGTTCCAGGTGAACCACAGCTCCGCGCCGGGCGCGCGAATGGTCGGCGTCAGCAACCTCAGCGATCGCGTGCTGATGGTCTGTGCTTCTTCAATCCAGCAGCGGGTATAGCCTTCCAGCGATTTGATCGACTCCGCGCTGTAATCGCGCAGCCCGCGGAAGATCATGTTCCCACCACTATGGTGGCGCAGCTCGTCCCGGGTGATGTCGAATTCATCGTCAACGCCCAGCTGGCTGATCTTGTCCTCGACCAGCAGCTTGACGCTGTCCCGAATGGTGTTCTGGACCTCGCGGACGCCGACCACGCGCTCGCCGCTCATCATG